ATGCACGGAATGAAGGATAAGAGTAAATTGAAGACTACAACTCAAATAGAGGGTACTGTTACAAGAAAACTTCTTGATAAGATACAGGAAGAAGAAAAGAAGTTAATTGCCACTGAAACTGTGGAGCAAGACATAGAATAGTGGATTACGAAGAGCAATACGAACAGTTACAGGTACTCAAGAAGTTTAGGAGTAGTATCAGCTTGTTTGGGAAGTTGTGTTTCCCTTCAGCTCTAAAGAGGACTACGCCTTTATTTCATAATGAGATATATAAGAACCTTAGAGATGAAAAAGTATCTAGGGTACTTATAGCTGCTCCTCGTGGGACTGCTAAATCGACTGTATGCTCTCTTATATTCCCTCTTTGGAAGTTAGCATTTAAGGGTAGTGAAGACTTGTTTATTGTTGTTATATCAGAATCTCAGGCTCAGTCAATAAACTTCTTAAGTAGGATAAAGTATCACCTTGACCAGTCAGATACTTTTAGAGAAACATTTGGAGACCTTGGGAGTAGAACAGCTCCGAGATGGACGAATAATGATATTATACTTGCAAATGGGACTAGAATAGTCGCAGTTGGAACTGGTCAGAGGGTTCGTGGCTTCATTGAAGGCGACACGCGTCCTAATCTTATTATAATTGATGATTTCGAGTCAGAACTCAATGCTATGACTTCTGAGGCTCGTGTAAAGAATAGAAAGTGGATTACTGAAGCGGTTGTCCCTTCCTTGAGTGATGATGGTAGGATTATAATGATAGGAACAGTTATATCTGAAGATTGCTTCCTAAATTGGGGCAAAGAGAGCGCAGCATGGAAAACGCTTTGGTATACGATATGGGATGACGATGAGAAGAGCATCTGGCCTGCAAGATTTCCAGTTGACAGAATACTGAGTATTAAAGAAGAGTATGAAAGCGTTGGAAACCTGAATGGGTTTTATCAGGAGTATATGAATATTGCCCAGAGTCCCGAGAGTGCTCCTTTTAAGCCAGAGTATATAAAGTTACACCATTATGACTTTGAGAGGATTGATGGTCAGAACTGCTTGGTAAAGGAAAAGGGAGATGAAAAAGAGATTGTACCTGTTGAAGTCTATGCAGGGGTGGACCCTGCTAGTTCTCTATCTATTAGGGCTGACTACTTTGTGGTTGCTATCCTTGCCATTGATTTTCATAATAATAAATATATTGTGGATATATACAGAAATAGACTCGACCCTGCATTACAGCCTGATAAGATTATCGAACTTTATGAAAAGTATAAGCCTAAAAAGATGAAGATAGAGACTGTGGCATATCAGGAAGCTTTAAGAGCCTCAGTTAAGAAGATAATGATTGAGAAGAATATATATATTCCCGGATTAGAGAAAGGTGTTAAACCTCGAACGCGTAAGAGTGAAAGATTACTTTCTTTAGTTCCTATGTTAGCAAAGGGTGAATTCTTTTTTAGGGCAAAAGATATAACTGCACAGCAGGAATTCCTTTCTTATCCAAAAGGCAGGCACGATGATGTGCTAGATGCTATCTGGACAGCTTTAGACCATTCAGTTCCATGCAAGATTAGAAAGAATAGCGATAAGAAAGAGTCTAAGAAGAAAAATAAGCTTATTGATTGGATGACTGCATAATGGCAATGAAAAAAGATATAGAAGAGATACACGGCCTTTTTAAGACATATTCTAATAATAGAGATACTTGGGCAATTCACGCTCAAGAGGACCGTGAATTTAGATATGGAAAACAATGGTCGTCTGAACAGAGAGCTACTCTTGAGGCTCGTGGACAGGCCCCTATAGTTGTTAATAGAATTCATCCAGCTGTTGAAGCTGCTAAGGCTATGCTTACTACAAACAAGCCTTCTTTTAGAGTATCTCCACGGGAGGATAGTGACAATCAGACTGCTCAGGCAATCAATGGTATGCTTGAGTATATATGGCATATATCTGATGGAGACCAGGTATTGAGAAATGTGATAGATGATTATTATGTCACTGGGATGGGCTGTTTGTTAGCATATCAGGACCCACTAAAAGATAGTGGTAAAGGAGATATATGTATAAGAGACATAGACCCTCTGAATGTTTATATTGACCCTAATAGTAGAGACAGGGGATGTGAAGACGCAGAGAATATTATAATATCAAGATTATTTACAAAAGACCAGGCTAAGAAGTTATATCCGATGTATGAGAAAGCTATATCAAATGCGTCAACTGATAATTTTACTAGCGACATGCCACAGACAACGAGAGAAGATGATGGTGAGGCTATTTTCCCAGAGGATTCAGAGACTCAGACAAGGACAAATTTTGGAGAAGGCGATGAATATATACGCGGATATGAAAGATATAGGAAAATACATAAAGAGTTACATCGTGTTTTTGAAACTTGGAACGGAAGAGAAGAACTGATAGATGATAATGCTTTTGAGGTTTATATGTCTAAACCAGCTTGGGTAATATCTGGGCAAATAGTGGTAAATCCTGAGATAGCAAGCAATATGATGAATAAACTAAATCAGCAGTATTCTCAAATGGCTACACAGGCAAAGATGTCTGGGAAGAAAGTTCCTGCTCCGCCTGAGGTAGAGGAAGTTACTCATAGGGAACTTCTTGAAGAGGGTAAAATAAGGGATGTTGTTGTTACGGTAAAAAGAGTTGAGATGTGTGTTGTGATGGGGGACAAGTATTTATATAAGAGAACCTTGCCAACAGAGTTCTATCCAGTTGTATTTTTTATGAATATGCACACGAGAACTCCTTATCCAGTAAGTGATGTGAGAATGGTAAAGGGATTGCAGGAATATATAAATAAAACACGTTCTCTTATTATAGCTCACGCTACTACATCCACTAATTTAAAAGTTCTTATTCCTTCTGGTTCTGTAGACATGAAAGAGTTTGAGGAAAAATGGGCTCAGCCAGGAGTTGGGATAGAGGTAGATTTTGATATGGGGCAACCTATTATAGCACAGCCTGCTCCTCTTCCAAATGAATTATATACGAATGAAAAGAATGCTGCGGCTGATATAGACCATGCATTGGGCCTATATGAGATGATGATGGGTAATTCACAGGCAGCCCCGCATACATACAAAGCCACTATTAGCCTTGATGAATTTGGTCAGAGGAAAATGAAGAGTAAACTCTCAGATATTGAGTTTGGCTTGAGAAAGACAGGACTTGTTGTTATAGATTTAATGCAGCAACTTTATACAGAAGAGAAGACTATAAGGATATTGAAACCGAATAATACTGTTAGTAAGTATATGGTTAATAAACGTATGATTGATGATAAGGGCAATGCAAGGATTTTAAATGATATTGCGATTGGGCAGTATGATGTGGTTGTTGTAACTGGTTCTACATTGCCTACAAATCGTTATGCTCAATTAGAAATGTATATGGAATCCTTTAAGAATGGTATAATTGATAGGATAGAAGTATTGAAGAAGACCGAAGTATTTGATATGGAGGGTGTCTTGCAGAGAACAGATGAAATAGGCAAACTTCAGCAACAATTACAAAGTGCTCAAGAAAACATTAAAAAATTACAGGGTGATTTACAAACACGTGAACGTGAAGTTTATCATGCTAAACAAGCTGCTGAGCTTGAAAAATTTAAGGCAGGACTGGACGGAACCTCTACCAAAGCAAAAGCTGCAGGGACCGTATTTGAGAAACGCCTTGATGACGCATTAGGACAAATTAAAAAGGAAGTACGAGATGCTTCTAAACCAACTAAAGGTTCAACCTCTTCTAAGTCCTAGGAAGAGCAGCCTGAAAGGAAAACAAGAAAATGGAAGACAACACGAATCAAGTAGAAACTCCACAAGAGAGTACATCTCAGCCTCGCGATGAGCAGGGTAGATTTACTCCTCAAGTAGACCCTATTGTTGATGAAGTAATATTCGGAAGTAAAGACCCCGATGAGTTGTTAAACCCAACTACGGAAGGACAGACGGACACCAGAGAAGGTGAACCCGTTGAAATGAAAGCAGACCCTTCTGCTCAGTCTTCGACTACACCTAATAATGATGAGGTAAGATATCAGTATTGGCAGTCAGAAGCGGATAAGCGTGGCAATGAACTCGATGGAATGAAGCAGACTAATGAGATGCTTCAGAAACAGGTTAATACGCTTATTGAAAGAGGTGCGGCTCCTGGCCAAGGGCAACCCGCACAGGCAGAAGAGACGTTTGAATTTCCCGATCCACCAGGAAGACCACAAAAACCCCATGGATTTAATAGGGCAGAGGCTTATGAGGACCCAAGTTCAGAGTCAGCTAGGTATCTTGATACTATTGAAGGATGGAGAGATGATATGGATGAATATAATCGTCTTCGAGGAGAGTATGACAGGGAGCTGTTGGCAGCCGAGCGTCAATCTTTCACCGATGAACAAAATCGTCAAAAGGAAGCTTACCAGCAACAAGCTCAACATAACGAGCAGATAACTACTATTCGTAGTCAAGTTGCTCAGAAGTTCAATGCTGATGAGGCCACTATTGATGATTTTATGGAGACTATGTCCAAGCCTGAATCTCTAACTGTGGAAAACCTATGGAAACTATACTCGTTACAAAAATCGGAAAGCGGTAATGCAGTTCCTCAGTCTAGTCAGAATGTCCAGCCTAGCGCTGCTTTTGAACAGACTCGGCGAGCACAGCAAATACCTTCTCCGATGGGTGTAGTGACCGGTGTGAATCAGGGCTCTGATGGAAGAGCTCCTGAGGATAAAATGATGGATTCCATGATAGCCGATTATAAGGGCAAGAATCCATTTTAATTACCCGTTAAGGGTCGCTCGCCTTGGATGCTCAAAAGGCTAATAGGTAGGGCGTAAAATAGGAAATACTGAAAATGGCTAGTATATATAGTCCAAATCAATACAATACAGCCACTGGTGTATCCTTAGACGACACACGTAGGGTCTTTAATTTTGGTGATAGGGTTGCAGAGCTTGCTCCGCAGCAATCTCCATTCTTTGTTTATCTTAGTAAGGTAGCTAAGAAACCTACCAATGACCCTGTGTTCAAGTTTATGGAACAAAGGCATCAATGGCAAAGACGGAACTTTAAAGTTTCCACAGAAGTAACGTGGACTTTTGAGGCCGGTCCTACTATCGCAGATGCAGATAGCGACAATTTAGTCCTGTCTTGTGATTACGATAAGTATGGAAAAATAAGTGGAAGTGCAAGTGATGCAACAAACAATGCTTGTCATTTCTTAGTTCCCGGAGCAGTATTTGCAATGGAAGATAGTCTTGGTAGTATCTATCGGTTTAGAATTGACGATGGTGCAACGATTACTCATTCCGGAACTGATGGTAGTAGTGGTATAACCACAATTACTGTTTCAGGTGGTGGCGATGAGATTGTACCTCTTGATACTCCTACTTCTGGAGATTTGACCTTTTCAGCTTTAGCTAAAGGTCAAGTCATAGGTTCTTCATGGGAAGAAGGTTCAGACTCACCTGTTGGTTGGGAAGATAAGCTGTATGATAGGGAAGGATATTGTCAGATATTTAAAACTGGCATGAGTATCTTTTCCGGCACAGCTATGGCAACTGAGTATCGTGGGATTAAGAACGAGTACCAGAGAATATGGCAGGATAAGCTCATGGAACATAAGATGGATATTGAGCATGCTATGTTGTTTGGTTATGGCTCTTCGTCTAACGAAACCTCTACAACTGGAATTCCTGTAAGGCAAAGCTGGGGTATAGTTCCTTATGCAACGTCTAATGGTAAGGTGTACAATATGAGCTATGCTTCTTCTGGATATGATGCTTTCTTAGATGCAATGGAGGATTTCTTTGCTCCAGAGGGCGGAAATTCTGGGAATAAGCTTGTACTGGCTTCACGGAAGGTTATTACTTATCTTAATAAGTTAGGTAGTGGTTCTTTCTTGAATAACTCAGTTGGTGCTGACCAATATCGTTTAGATGTTGCCAGCATTCCTGGACAGTTTGGGCACACAGTAACTAAGGTGAATACCATTTTTGGTAATTTACATTTTGTTGCTGAACCTTTACTGAGGGGATTACATGAAGATTACTGTGTAGCAGTCGATATGGGCAATGTAGCTTATAGACCGCTTGCTGGTAATGGAATAAGTCGTGATACTTTCATTGAAACCAATGTACAGAATCCGGGAATTGATGGACGGACAGACCAAATCATAACTGAGGCAGGTCTTGAAATTAGTCTACCAGAAACCCATGCTGTACTTAAGTTTAGTTAAGGAGGTATAGAAATGGCTTGGACTAAAACAAGTAAAAATGGTTATGATATATACTCTGAATCAGGATTAGTTCTTGATGATAATGAAAGTGCATCAGCTGAAGTAGTTACTGTTACTTCTGTTTTTCCCGACGGA